TCCTGAAGATAAAGTTAAAGTCTTATTAGACAAGGCCTCGGAGAGTGCAAGTGTTGCAAGCGTTGACGTAGAAGAAGGGAAGGTCACTGTTGCACTTCCTCCTGGTGTTACGTCTATGTTTAGTGCTGAATTTTTAGCCATATTATCCTCCTATGCTACCATACTTGATAAACCTGTTACTGATGAAAGACCTGTGATTGTTGTTGGTGATGCTGCAACAAATGCTTTTATTTCTATTCCAATTCCACCTAATTGTGAAGTATTCGGAGATATTGAATAATCAACACTTGTATCATTAGCTGAATTCCATTCTGTTAACGCACCAATTTCTGTTGATGCTTCTGGACTTGCTAATTCAGTAAATCCACTTCCTACTGCTTGAGTATATCCATTTGATTCACCAAAAGCTCCATATGTAGCGTTATTTACACTAGCAAATGCCGCTAATGTAACTGTTAATCCAGTTGGAGGTGTTTCATCTTTATTTGTTACTGATTGAACTATCGCTCCACTTCCATTTGTTCCAGAAGTATCTATTCCTGAGAATTGGTCAATACAATAAGCATATGCTGTTTCTGTTTCACTAAAGTTTATTGTCACTGCGCCAGAACTAGGGCTCGCACCAAGAGCTCTATATACTGTGATAGAGCGTAATGATGCTCCTGAAGTATCATATTGAATTGTGGCAACTTGAACCCACGTTAATCCATTTCCAGTGATAGATGAAACTGTTGGTGCTGTTGAACTTCCATTACGAATTGCTACAGCTGCAAGAACAAGATTATTACTTGTAGGTGTAATAGAAGCCGTATTCACAGATGAAAAGCTTCCTGCATCTTGAGTTCCACTAGTTAAATTTGAGCCGACTATTGCCATATTATCTCCTACGCATAGGTTATATTTCCCTGACTACTTCTCACTGACCATCCATTATTAGCGACTAAACAAATCAACTCTACTGCATCGTATTGGTTAAATGAAGCAATATATCCACCTACTCCAGTTGTTGAAACCACCGACCCTATACGGATATATCCTGAAGCGTTTTGGGCTATCTTCCAACCACCTGCACCACTTCCCACAACTGCCACGATACTTCCTACTGCTGCGGTTGATGGGAGAGTGAGAGTGACAAGTCCAGCGTTATTTGAAATGTATCCATTATTTATCGCCATAGCAGTTGAAGTTCCCGTTATTTCAGAGAAAGATATTCCACCGCCTGAGCCTGTGGCTCCTGTAGCACCAGTAGCACCCGTAGGGCCTGTGGGTCCCGTAGGACCTGTCCCTGTTGCGCCTGTTGCACCTGTACTTCCAGTAGTTCCCGTGGCCCCTGTAGGTCCAGTATCTCCTGTGTTTGCAAAGAATACCCGTACTACGTCATTATTTGCGAAAGTACCACTTGTTGCTACAAAGGTTATTGTTGCGCTATCCCATGTACCATTATCAGTAAATGCACTAGCTATTTTAAAGACGATAATGTTACTCGGTGCATTTTCTTTTACTATGGTAATGATTGAACGACTGGCGGTAGTTGTAGAGTCATCCCATGTACTAATCAATGAAGCAATACCGTTAGAATCTCCATCTGTCTCACTGATACGAAGTGATGTTATAGACGCTAACGTAGTTGTATCAAATTTTAAGAATCCTGAACCTGGGTCTGTTGCTGCAGTACTGGTTGAATAACTATATTTAATCCCACCGTTAGTTCCTGTGGCACCTGTGGTTCCAGTCGTCCCAGTTGCTCCTGTAGTGCCCGTAGTGCCAGTTGTTCCCGTCGTGCCTGTTGTTCCTGTGGCCCCCGTCGTTCCTGTGGGTCCTGTTGGGCCTATATCACCTGTTATAGCAAAGAATATTCTCACTGTGTCGTTATTTGTAAATGAACCTGAAGAAGCAATAAATGAGATAGTCATGCTATCCCACGTTCCATTATCAGTGATTGCGCTGGTTACTTTGAATTTTAATGAATTACCAGGAGAGTTTTCTTTCTCCATGATAAGAATTGACCTATTGGCAGTTGTTGTGGAATCGTCCCATGTTGAAATAAGAGCAGCTATTCCATTCCCATCCCCATCTGTCTCACTAATTCTCAATGAAGTAATAGAAGAAAGTGTTGTTGAATCAAACTTTAACACTCCACTACCAGGGTCACTGGATGCTGTGCTTGTTGAATAGGTATATTTAATTCCTGCTGCTGAGCCTGTAGCTCCAGTAGCTCCTGTGGAGCCAGTTGCTCCTGTCGTCCCTGTAGTTCCTGTAGTTCCTGTAGTTCCCGTAGGACCAGTTGGACCAGTTGGACCCGTGCTTCCATTCGTTCCTGCTGAACCAGTAGCACCAGTCACTCCTGTGGTTCCTGTAGCACCAGTAGGTCCTGTGGGTCCCGTGGGACCAGTTGGACCAGTTGGACCTGCTGCTCCACTACCACTTCCCTTGAAGTCAAACGTCCCGCTGAAGGGGTTAAAAGTTACACCCATAGATTAAGTTTTTGTAACGGTTGATATATCTGCCCGTGTAGAATCTGTGTAGACGATAACAATAGTTGCTACTGTCGTTCCACCAGAGCCACCAGTTTTGAAGGTGTAGGTCTCTGTTGTCGCTGGAGAGATGACCATAGCAACATAATCAAATTGAGGAAGTGATATTCCACTGATACTTACTTTAGAATCAACAAATATTCTATGGGTAGATGGGTCAACCGCTGCGGTTGTCGGGTCCACATAAGAAATACTGTCTACTCCAAGAAGAGTTGGTATTCTATTCGAGTCTCGTTTAGCTGTTTGTTCGGCCATAGTTTAATTATAACATCAGAATTTATACTCCTAAGTCAGCATAGTATTCAAAGTTAAGATAACAGTCTGTTCCAGCAGCCTGACCAATTAAATCAACTCTGTATATCGTATTTGATTTAAGTATCCACTCATCACGAATACCACCCCCACCACCACTCTTACTACCTGCTCCTGCGTAGAACGCATCAATCAGCGTCCCATCGGTAGATGTAACTCCAGAGGTGATTGTTGTTGCATCAGTAATATTACTATTTCTATTCTTGTTATATTTAGTTATTAGTGAACCACCTGTAAATGTTGCTGTCTCATAGAGAAGCACTAAAACAGAACCGTTATATACCTCTGCGTCAAGTGTTAAGTGTGGAGATGATACTGTAGGATTATAGGTAGATACTGTTATCCCGAATTTGACTGTCGCTGCTCCAATTCCCACACCGTTATAGAGAGCATGATGGACTTCTCCCTCATGTATTTGATGATTCAGAAAATCCATTACTACAGGGATGTTTGAGATTATATCTCCAGATCCGATTTGAACGTTAAGTGCATTCCCTGTAGGTGTTTGTTTACGTGCTTCTACAGTTGCCGTAGCAGCGTCAGCAGCGTTTGTAACATAAACTGATTTAACAATGCTCATATATACTCCTATTCCCAAATGCCCGATGCGGTATCGGTAATAATTAAATCTTCTCCCGCAGTTAATACTTGTGTCGTTTCACCTTTAATAGTTTCAGATACGTTTCCATCTATAGTTGTTGTTCCTGCACGACAGATAATTCTATATGTTTGACCAGACCCTGTAGCAATAGGGAGATTTGCTGTAGCTGTAGCGGTAAATATAACTATCTGGTCAGAGGGTAAAAGAGTATAATCTGTACTTTCTACTACGATTGATTGTTTTCTGGTAGAAAACCATGTCGAATTAGAATGGTAATAGACATCATTATCCAATGTATTTACATACATAGAGCCATCTATAGCACTAAATGTAGGAACTTCTTCTATCACTCCAATCGTTGAAGGCTTTGCTGCGACATCTGGTAAATCCACATCCCATGGACTCTGCACATCAACAGCGTTTTTAATTACTGAAGCAGGGATTGTAGTAAATGACGTAGCCATAATATAAACTCCTCAAATCGTGACACTGTTGTAAATTTCATGAATAATTCGACCACATACCTGAACTATCTTTATATCGTACATGCCAATAATATGTTGTTGATGCTCCGAGTTTTGTTTTTCCAGATAAAGCTCCTGAGAACGTTCCATTTGTTGTATTTACGGTAGTACTTGTTAAATGTGTTGCATCTTCCCCACTATCCCATACTTTCGTTGTAAGTCCAGCATCTGTAAATATCTGCCATTGGGAAGCGGCATGGGTATCACCTGAATCATCATCACTAAACGCTGAAGCGGTTAATGTTGGATTTCTGCTTATATTTGTAGCAGTGTTTGTAGGTGTTGAGTTTGTGGGTGTATTTGGAGGACTACCCATTAAATAACGAATGATGACAATACCATCGCCACCATCATATCCAATATTTGTTCCACCTGAAGCGCCACCACCACCTGAACCAGTTCCATCAGTTCCTTGTGTACCATTATTTGAACCAAAATCATCCCCTCTTCCACCTATTGAAGACCCACCAGTTCCACCTGTTGTGTACGCTCCTCCACCTCCTGCTGCGTAATAAAGATTTGTTCCTGATATGTCATTTTGTACTCCAGGGCCACCATTACCAGCAGTTGTTGCAAATGCTGTCGAAGTTCCAGCACCTCCTGCTCCTCCACCACCACCCGATGTTTGACTTCCACCAGTGCTTCCTAATCCACCACCTGAGGCTGTAGAAGCACCTCCTGGATTTGTTGAAGGAGAAAGTCCTCCAGCACCACCACCCGACCCACCAGCTTTTCCATTATCATTTCCAAATGTTTCTCCTCTCCCACCACCACCGCCACCAACTGAAGTTATCGAATCAAAGATTGAATCATTTCCATTATTTCCATTATTAATATACACACCAGTTCCACCAGTGCCGACGGTTATAGTATAGGTTTGGGCTGTTACGGCGTGAGCTGTTATGTATTTATACTCACCAGCGCCTCCACCTCCTGCATTCCCTCCACCACCAGCTCCTCCACCTCCGACGATAAGTGCGTCAACATCACCACCTGATGAGACGACAAAACTTCCACTTGCTGTAAATGTATGGATTTTATATAACCCTGAAGTTGTCTCTGTACCACCTGTTGCGACTACTGCCATATTATGACCAAGCACTAATCGGGAGCGTTGAAGCTACCGTATTATCACTTCGTGTTAATGTTTTTGTATACGTCACTCCACCGATTACTTTTTCAATCTTAACTACATCACCCGCTGCGTTATATGAGACGGTCATTGAGGGATTTAACGTAGCCGTTGGAAGAGCTTGGGAGACTTCGGCGATAATAGCATTTGTTACAGGGTCTACAGCAATAGGGGTGGGAGTAGTTTTATTGAGGCTGGAAACTCCACCTATTACGGGAACTCTATTTTCTTCACGGGGGAAAGATGTCATCCTTTAATTATATCACCGAAGAAGACTCTTAATCCGTTCCTTCTCTTTGGTCAGTTCAATCTCCATAGCATCTAACCGTTCTTTCTTTTCCCTCATAAGAAGGACTTCTTTTTGAAGGTCGGATTCTTTTTGGAAGAGTTCTTTCCGTTTTGTCTCGACTTCTGACTCTCTTATATCAAGTTCTTTCTTCTTTTCTTCCAGTTTATTGAGTTCAAACTTCTTCTTATCTACTTCCATGGTTTCATCTCTCAACGCTTGTCTTTTCTCTTCCATGGATTTCTCTATATCAGCTAACTCTGCTATCCGTTTGTTACTTCTATTAATTGAGTCTCCAATGATGGATTTTTGTCTCTCTATATCTTTTAGGGAATCACTTATTTTTATTTCCCGTTGGATAATATTGTCTTCCTTCTGTCGGATAATCTCGGAAGTCCTATCAATATTCTTCATTCTTACTTCTATTTCATCTGATTCACGCAGTAAGATAATCAGTTGTGCCACTGAGTCCTCAAAAGACCGTTTTATACCCTCTACAGTGCCTTGATTTATCATACTAGTATCTTTCCTTTCCACACTTCTCTGTCAGCATCCCAGTTCTCTTTTACTCCTTCAGTTACAATGAGGTAGTCTATGAGGTGTTTGAGCATGAAATCAGCCTGATTTATCGGAAGGGTCGTAATCTCCATAGAGCGTAAAGTAAGCATATGAGGAGTATCTGATTCATCCAGCCATTCATAGGAAAAATCTTTAAGAGATGGGTTATACAGTCTTCGTTCCGTCGGTTCCTCTTTCATGTTCCAGCCTTTCTATCCGTTTACATAATTCAAGAATAATCTTTTCAAATTTTCTTGGAGAACCTGATATTGACCAAAGACCTGTTTTTGCAAGCATTTGCACTGCTTCATCCCACCCACCGTCACCATCTTTAATACGGTAATCAAATATGCTTGAGATGTATTCTTTTAGGGTCATACTCTCTTCTCCTTCGGAATGTATTTAGGTTTAGTTTCAACCTTCGGCTCCTCTTTTACTTCTTCTTTTAACATCTCAGGAGTCACCAATCCTTCAGGTTTGTATTTTTTATCCTTTAATCTCTCAAATGGGTCTACAATAGCCATTGGAGCATCTGGTTTAATCTCTACAAAGTCTGAATCCACTCCAAATTCCTCTTCTACACCCATCCACACCATATCTTCTAATGGTTCACGGGTCTTTGTATCGTCTGTCCGACCCTGATACTGAAGCTGAATGTTCGCATTATACGTTGGGTCTACATCTCCTCTGTTTTGGAGTTTGGCTTTTCTCTCCTCAAGAGTCTTATCAAACTTATCTATCAACATTTTATCCACAATATCTTTTGTGAACTTCTGAGCTAGGTAACGAGGCATGACTCTCATACCTTTTCCCCACCCTTTATCAGTTGATTGACTTGGAATGATGAATTTCTGGTCATCCCAGACCAAAACATAGTCTGAGTCTGTGGGATTTTGAACCCGAATTAGGTCCTGTGACCGTCGGCGTTGCTCTTTATGCCATGCTTCTCCAGATAGTGCGCTCATTTTGCCTCCTTAACTTTGCCTTCTTTATTGGCAATGGAAATATCTTCTTTTCCATCTATTGAGGATTGTAGAATTTCTCTGATGGCGAGAACTTTCTTCGCTTCATCTAATTTGTAATTGAGTTGGTCCAGAATCTTTATGATTACTGAACAATCGTCTTGTGATAATACCATAGGGTAAATCTCCTTATAGAAGTATTATAGCATTTTAGAGAATTAGGATGATTTAACCATATTTAACTGAGTATTTTTACCAAAATACTTAATAGCGCCTTTATTATAAGCTAAAGCTGCTTCTTCTTTAGTAAAATAACATCCTAAATATATTCTTTTATTATTAAATCTTAAAGAAGCATACCAAGCTCTAAATCCCTTTTTTGAATTATGAATACTATATTTTTTTTGCTCTCTTACTCCTCTAAATCCAGATTTAGGCATCTTCTTTCTAATTATATTTTTATGATTTATTGAATTAGTTACAATCCGTAGATTTTCTTTTCTGTTGTCTAAGGTATCATGATTTATGTGGTCTATCGTCTTTTTCCCGATATAATTTAATATAAATCTATGAAGATATATTTTTTTCTTATTATTCAATTTTTCTGATGTAATTGCGTAACCAGTTCTCTGAGGTAAAAAACACCATTTATATTGATTTACTCGCTCATAGTCTTCATCATCAATTATTGAAAACTTTTCTTTAGTTAATGGAATATACTTCATATAGAAGTATTATACTATAATTGATTATTTTAATCAAATCAAAGATTAGCGGGCTGAACAGGTTATGTCGCAGGTACCAGAAGCTGCAACTCTCATCCCATTTGCAAAATCCCAGTATTCATATACTGAGCCTACTGTTGGATTTGTAATGACTGCGACAACTGGGGTTGTAGTTGTTGTTGAATCATATACTGAGATAGTTCCTGTAAGGGCTGCATTTACCTGAATAATTCCTCTTTGGACTTTACCTTCGGTAATATTTACTGGTGTTGTTGTGGTGATGTGAACGTATGCCATATTTTCTCCTTAATTCATTATATCACCCGTTATTGATTTGGTGCTAATTCTTTAAATTTCAAATACATTTCCCTATCTGATGGATTAACTATAGTCGTTAGGGTATCAAATATCATCTTAGACCGTGGATTATATCTCATAGCTTGAAAACCAACCCTAAGGGATTCTTCTTCATTTCCCAATCTCCAGTAACACCATGCCATGTGCATATATGCCAAGGCTATTTCATCCTTTTTATAAGCTGTTTTGTGATAGATGATGAAAAACTTAATCGCTTTTTCGTATTGTTCATTATTGGTATATTCACGGGCTAAGTAATAGCACATTTTCGTATCCTGATGAAGAAAATAGGCAAATTCTATAAGTCCGAGATATTTCTTACGATATTCTTTCACTTCCTGGATGTGTTTAATCTGCATTTTAGTTGGCTCATACAGAAGAACTCCATATCCCATTGGAGCTGTGTGTGTCATACCAATAAACCACATCTTACTTCTACGAAATAGTTTTATTGTGGGAATAACTATCCTTCCATTATCCAATGGACACCGTATAGCCTGAAAAAATGGAAGTGCAGACTGTATTTCATCAAAATCCCACATGACTCTCTCATCACAGTCTAAATGTAGTTGCCAATCATTCCTTCCAAACTCTTTACACGTATTACATTCTTCTTCCCATGACCACTCTGGAACACCTGCTTTAAACTCTGGCTCATATCCATACCGCTCTTTGAACCATTTAACATCTCTCTCTGTCGGAGTTTGCATGATTACGGGTCGTGTAATGACCGTAGCGCCTAGTTTCTTTGCCACTTTGGCAGTTCCATCGGTTGATTCATGGTCAACGATAATAACTTCATCCATTTCTTTGAGATTTTCCATTAAAGAGGGGATGTTTTTCTCTTCGTTATAAGCAAATATGATGGCTGTAATATTTTGTTTCATTGATTTGGAGCCAATTCTCTAAACTTTCTATACATATCTTTCTGAGAAGGTGGAGAAAAAACCAATAAAGTATCAAAGACTCGTTTACTGGTTGGGTCAGCTTTTTGAGCTAAAAGAGCATAATTCATCGCCTCTTCTTCTCGTCCTAACTCCCAGCTCGCCCAGGCCATATTTATATATACTAAAGGAATATCTGATTTCTTATACGGTGCTCCTACGTATAGTTTTGAGAATTTCAAACATTTCTCCCATTCTCCTATCGTTGCATACTCTCTGGCTAAATAATAGAGCATATGGGTTGTCTGTTCTAAATAATAGGCATATTCAATGATTTCTATATTATTATTTCTATAGTCTTTAAATTCCTGTGAATGTTTAATTACCATTCCTTTTGGTTCCCTTACTCTGATATCAAATCCCATAGCTGCACAATGAGTCATTCCCATAAACCACATTTTAGACCTTCTAAATAGTTTGATAGTTGAAATTACCATCCTTCCATTATCTAAAGGACAGGTAATAGCATCAAAAAACGGAAGAGAAGATTGTACGTCTTTAAAATTCCATAAAACTCTCTCATCACAGTCTATATAGAGGTGCCAATCATTCTTTCCGAGTTTTAAGGATGAATTTGCTTCTTTATCCCAGGCAAATATAGGAACATTGGCTTTAAAGTGAGGTGCAAATCCATATCGCTGGGTAAAGGTATCAACATCCTCCTGAGTAGGTGTTCTAGTCGGTACAGGGCGTTTCACGACCTTACAGCCTAATTTTTTGGCAATCTTTGCTGTGTTGTCTGTCGATTCATGGTCTACGACGATAATTTCATCCAAATCTTTCAGATTTTCCACTAAAGAGGGAATATTCTTCTCTTCATTAAGGGCAAATACGATTGCAGTTATTTTTTCCATACACTAAGTATATCAAAACGCAAAAAAGAGGCTTTCGCCTCTTAATTGCTTGAAAGTAACACCTAGATTAAGCAGATGTCGTTATTCCTGTCCAAACTGTTCCACCAGTTGTATTTATGTATGCACGAGTCGTTGTTGCTGCGCCATCGGTTCTCAAATAAAGAGAACCTTGTGGTGCTGTCATTGATGGTACCCCAGAACCAAAACAAATTTGTGGGCAAGTTGAACCTGCTCCAAGAGTTGTGAAAACCGCTCCACCTGATGTGATGTCAGTATTTATAGCGGGTATGAATCCTTTTAAGTCAGACATAATACCTCCTTTAATGTTTTTTTATAGAGCTTGTTGGCTCTTTAGAGCTTAATGGCTCATTCTAGCCCTCCGCAGAGAGCTAGATGAACTATTAACCAAGAACATCTGTTACAAATGGGTAAGCGATACTGAATGTCGCTGTAGTTCCACCTGCATCAGTCGTCTGTGACGCTGCGCCAAGCACCAAATCACCTGTTACTGCTGCATCATCAACTTTTCCAGCAGTTACCGCATAGACAGCTTTGTCGGCTGCTACTGTTTGGGTACTACCTGTACCGACACCTGAAATCAGGTACCAGCCATAGTTGCTTGCTACAATCGCTGCCTGAGCGATTGCTACTGGTCCAACTGCATTTGGAACCAATCGAGCTGTTGCATAGCTCTCGTTGTACGTCACCCAATCATATTGGGCCGTTGAAGCAACACCTTCAAGATAAATGTAGGTATTACCTGCTACATCAACTCTTGTCCCAAGAGCGAAATCCTTGGTCGTAGAGGTAGATGTTAGCTTCTCATATGCTATTGCCATTGCCATATGTAATCTCCTTTAAAATTTTTAATATTCTATCTTAGACACCTGTGATTCCAGTCAACTTACCAAGACGGCGAGGTTGAGTCGCAATCATGTTTCCGATGACGTAGAACCGTGAAATCATACCCGCTTGTGTTGGGATGACCAGTTCCTTCTGGTAGAAGAAGCCATTGTATTCACTTGGCAAATCCAAAGCGGATGCACCAGTTCCTTCATAGGCTTTCATCGTACCAAGGTTGACTTTCTCCAAGAAACCTTTCCAATCTTCTGGGACGGCTGTCCGACCTGCGAAGAATAGGTAGTTCTCGTTCAGAGCAAACATCGTTTGCGCTGTGGCGAAATCATCCTTAATCCATGGGATACCACGGAAGGTAAGAGCGTTGAAGCCCTGACCCATTGCGAGGGTATCGTTGGATTTCTCAACTCTTGTTCCACGAATACTCATAGCGTTATATCCGCCTGAGGTATATTCATGTCGCACCGTCGGTGCCAAAAGCTGTTCGTAGAGTGACCAGACTGTTTTGTTGGAAGCCAACACTGTTGGTTCTTCACTTGCTAATCCTGATGCACTTACGTTATCTACAACCTGGGCGATTTTCGCCAGAGTCATAGTTCCACCCGAAGCTAGAACGTATGCGTTCAAAGCTGAGTAGGTTGAGCGTGCCTGTCCACCGATTGTTCCTGAATCAAGAACGATAGATGTAAGACCGTTCATAACATTGGTCGTGGTCGTTGCGTAGAACGCAGTTCCAAGTCTTTGCAAGGTTTCAGCGATAGCCTTCTCATACTTGAATGTATCAAGTGGGATTGCTTGCTGTGAACCACTGTTAGCAAAAGATTCAACCATGATTTTCACTACTGGTTGCTCAAAATTTGTCTGAGCATAAGAAAGTGGAATGGTTGTACTTACTGCTGATGCGTCCAAGGTCTCAAGACCATTGAACCATTGTCCTTGTGAATCGCTGGTTATATCAACCACGAAATCCATTGTTTTTCCAACAAATGGTTTTGCTTTTCCAAGAAAGCGGGAAACCATAGTCGGAGAATTTAAGATGTTGTCGACTACTTTGGCTGCGATTTTCTGATATGTAAAATTATCAACTCTCGCTCCAAAGGATGCTCCATCATATGCCATATTAAGCCTCCTATGTAAATTATATTCTAAGAAGATTACTAGATAGATTTCTATAAAAAATCCACCCTTGCGAGTGGATTAAATCATCCTATTACTTATAATTATAGCATGACTTACTTTCTGAAGCTGTTGGCTAACCATTGGGCAAATGGGACACCTGGCTGGAGGTCTTTGTAGTCCATTTCCTTCCCTTCGCTTGCCAATGCTCCTGTACCTGGGGAGATTGGAGCGTCTGCACCTGCTGGCTGAGCAGTCGGAGCTTTATAGTGTTCGTAAAATATTTCTTTTATGGAATAGATAGGTGCTTTCCCTTCTTTCTGTCTGGCGATGTTTACATCTAGCATAGACTGAAAGAGTGCCCGCTGTTCTTCTGGAGTTTTAATCTTTCCCGCAGCTTTCAAATCACCAAGTTGGTCATCGGTATATTTGTTAAAATCCGCTACTTGTTGCTTGTTGTATTCCTCTGTTTGTTTGGCGGTTTCCTGTTGTTTAAGAAGTTCTGCTTCTCTTTCTCTTCGGTCAAGAATAGATTTCTTTTCTACTCCCCAATCCGCTACTTCTTCGTAATCTTTCGGAGCACGACCTTCTTTCGCCCAAGGAGAGATGAGTTCTTCATCCACTTCTTTTTTCGGTTCTTTTTGTTGGGTTGTGGCTTCTATGATTTTCTTAGCTGTGGCTTCGGAGATTTCCTCTTTTAACTTTTCAGCGTCAAATGGAGGTTTTTCTTCTTTTACTTCAGGGATAACTGGTTCTTCAATTTTCGGCTCTTCTGGGGGAGCACCAACGATGTCCTCCAATTTGGCTTCATGGGTTTCCTTGTAATCAATTTCTGGGGCTTCTTCCTTTTCAGGAACTTCTGCGACGAACTCAACTTTCTTTTTTGCCATAAGATAAATCTCCTCTATATAGGTATTATAGCATTTTGAAGAATCTACTTTTTAATAAAAGCACTCATTGTCGCTGCTCTTGGAATATCAACGTCATATCTTGGGCCAGAATTTACTAACTTATTTCCTTTTTTATCTACTAATTTTAAATCTCCCTGATATCCTGAATTATAATTCCATCTCCTCATAAGTCCTTCTTTCGGAGTTTGTAATTCATTGTAATTCATATAATCATTTAAATATTTTGTTACCCAATTTGGGTCCATGGCTTGTTCCTTTGTTGGTTGGAAATATCCTGGAACTGGTGGTGCATTTCCTGGTTGAATATGGGCTGGTCCAAACGCTCTTGGATTATTATTCTCATCAAAATCACCATATAAACTTTTACCACCAGATGATTCCTGAGAGAATAAAGCCAATGCTAATCTTCTCTTATAGTCATCTGAAATATTCTTCATCGTTGCATCATAAAGTTCTGGGGTTATATTTTGATTTTCTGTTTGTAATCTGGGATAGAGTTCACTTCTTGGTGGAGTTCCTGGTCCAACTGGATATGGTTCAACTCTATCGTTCGATGCTCCTAAAACCTCAGGAATAATTGGCTTTTTAGTTGGCGTTGGACTCGCAGTTGGTGTCGGAGAGACAAACATAGTACGTATAGACCCATCTGGTAGGGTTGTAGTCTTCTCATATGGCGTAGGAGTTGGACTTGGGTCAGGAACAGGAGAAATAACCTTTGGTCCATTTATTTTTTCACTTATCCAGTCAAGAAAGTTCATATTACTGTCCTTGTGGTGAAGAAGTTACCCCAGTTGGAGGCTCAGTTGCCACCTGGGAGGTGTTTCCTGGTACTGGTTGCTGTTGATTGGTTGAAACAGGATTCACATATGGTTGTGGACCTGGTTGTCCTGGCATCGGTTGTTGATTTAAGGCATCAATTCCCTGCTGCATATCCATATTCATGACAAATTTCATCATATACGTGGCTGGGTCTGTCTGAGAAAGGAGCATTTTCTCCGTTCTTCCTACTGGGTCGTTCAAATCCAGGTCCTCATAGAAGGAAAGTGGGTCAATCATCTTCAATTTTGCCATTTCCATTGCCATATTCTTGCGTTTTTGCTTATCAGTGCCACTGGCTTTAATCTTTATCTCCATTCCATCGTCAATCATGTCACTTTTTAACTTCATGAAGGCTACATCACCCTTAGAACCGAGAATTTTCCTCATATGTTCCTGTGTGTAACGGAGTTTAATCATTTGAAGTGACCAGCGGGCCATCCATTCGGCTGCGGTGTTAATCGTTTCCTCTGTTAAGTCATCAACACGTGAGAAATTCGCTTCTCTTGCAATTTGATTTGAGGTTGCAACATCACTTTGGAGGGTTCCATTGAGATTTGTCGCTCCTGCAAGGGTAAACATACGGTCTCTGGCCATTTTAATCTCAGCAAACTCCTGTTGAGTCGGTTGTGGAGGCTGGATATAGGCGTGGACTTTGTTCACATCTCCCTCAGCCAAAATATCTTGGTCGGGGTTGTTCATATCCATTCGCTCTAAATCTTTTCCTGTAAGGCCAGATTCTTTAGAAAAGATATGCTTTCCTCTATCTCGTAGCTTTTCAATAATTCTTTTACCGATATTGTCTATATTTTCCTGGTTGTAGATGTTTTGCTCAATACGGGAGGTCTCGTCATAAGCTATTTTCCCTAACTGGTCAAATCCCATGAAGTAATAGGGTTTCTCTGGGTCTTGGAAGTAGTTCCTATAGGTGGTTTCCTGCTGAATATTTGGTGTTGGAAGGCCCAGTTGAGGCCCTATGGTCGCTGCCATCAATTCTTCTTGGGTAGATTCCTTCTTAATCTCCTGGTCATACGTGTAGAAGGTCTTATATCCTTCGTAGTCAAAGTTCGGATTCTTCATCTTTTTTAAGATACAGTCACCAAACTTCCACAACACTCCTTCAATTCTCTCGTATTCGGTTTCACTTTTCTTCTTATACCAGGTAAACCAGACTTCCCAGATTTTGACTTGGGTGGCCATCTGCTTCCAATCCTCACCCTGTTTGACTTGGATACCTTGTTTTTTAATCTCGGTTAGAAATTCCTCTTCTTTTTGAGGGAATCTCATCACCACTTCCTGGACGGACATCTTTACCGCCTGGGCGATGAATTTCATCGCATTGGCATCGTTAATGGGAGTTTGTTCGTCTACAACAACATTCTCAGGATGGACATTTTCAAACGTATAATCCCCAAATTCACCCTTTTCAGGGTCCCAACGAACTTTAATAATTCCAGTAAAGTAAATTGGAAGATGTTTAAACGCCATGGCGAGGACTTTCCTTCTCTCTCTCGTTTTAATATCGTCGTCAATTATCGTCGTGATGTTTTTGGCTGTTTCTTTGGCTTCTTTTGTTGGGTTTCCTGGCGTGACCAGAAGGTCAGGCATCTTAGAAAGCGCAACAGGCTTAATAGACGCTTCAATCTCATAGAGTGCGTTGTCTTGGTAGCGGCCTTCGTATGGGCGTAAACGGTTTGCTTTTTCATTTTTTCCTATCTGTCGCCCCAAGTAATAGGTTTCATTCTTCTGGCGACGAATACTTAATTGATATATGTCTTCAAAAAACTTCTTACTTTTTTGAATTCTGTCTTCTAGGACCTTAGCTAACTCTTTATCCTCAATATCCAAAGATAAGGGGTCCATCTCTTCAACGATGCCGTCTTTTGCTTGTAAAGGATAGTCTTGTCCTACGTCTTTAATCAGTTGGGATGGGTTTTGTAACATAGAAATGCCACCTCGTCGGTGGCGTAAAATCGCTTATACTTTATTATATCACTAGAGTATGTCTTCGATTTGATACACCTTTCCACATCGGCATTTCAAAAGAACTGGTAACGAAAGAGGAGTTGAGCCAGGGGTTATCCGAATCACCCGACCTATGTATTGGGCGATGGGGTTTTGACAGTTATAACAAAAAAACATATGTAGTTTTTCTCCCACCTTGTCTAGTGGGTCGGAAGCGATAATCACCGAAGTGACTTGAATATTTTTCCGTTTGTCGAGAATTAAAACGTCCATATTAGGTAAATAACCACCATTTAATATCTTTCCAGGTTGGGATGACATCTGAATCAGCAAAATCCCAAATAATCATAAAAGGTAAACAGATAAGACTGACAATAAATCGTAAAACTCTTCTCATACTCTTATTCTATCAAATCAACGATTTGTACTATCTGGATAATAGACTCCGACTTTGTTTTGAACCTCTCCAAACCTACTAGGGTCAAGAGAAACCAACCTCCCTTGTTTATCCATCAGTTGATATTTAGGAATCCCTACTCTCTGTCCGTTGGGCCTCATTACCCCACCAACCTGTCCAGGCGCCCATTTAAGCATAGAAACCAAATACCGAAGTGAATCATACCAATGGTCCTCCGCCCAATTCCTATCCGTATCTTCTTGGACGTTTTCATCATACATCGCCTCTGGTAAGGTTCGTATAAGATTCCGACAATTATCCGTTATCTGCATAAAGGGAAGTCCATCAGGGGCTTGGGAAAGCCAGTTGTGAATCGTTGTAATGCCATTTAAACGGTTATTTGTTGATTTATGGACATAGACACCCTCTCTTCTTAGTTGGTCGGCTATACTAAAGGAACTGTCTTGAAGTTTATTAAACATTGCAGGGTCACCGTAAATCTTCAGTCGCATAAACTCAGTGATGGTTTCTTTCCACTTTTTGGCCCAATTCTCAGGAGTGATTTCCATTCCGTCTATTTCCTTGTAAATAATCAAACGGTGGAACTTCTTCCCATCTACATCTTGGGGGTAGAGACACCCACATAACAAAACAGTTGGTGCGGAGTATCCCCAATCTAACCCAGCGACGAAGGCATAGGCATCCTTTGGAACTAACGGCGGAATCACATGTTTCTCACGGTCCCACTCAACAAAGACCTGTCCTTCAAAGATGTCCCAATTTCCTTCTAAGAACGCTTTCCTCTTCTTTAACGGAAGGGATTCAAGTTGCCTCAAATAGTCCTGGTTTATATACTTGTTATCATACGCCGTAGCGTGGACGTAACTAAACCTGTCTTTCTCAGGGTCGTCAAAGGCTGCTTTATCAACGAAGTACTTTCTTACCCACCCATGTCCAACTCCACCTGGATTGGAAGCTCCCATGAATTTCACCTGGTCGATACCTGGGAATCTCAACCGAATACGAAGGTCTTGAAAGGTTTGTTCGTTATTCTTCGTCAATTCTTCAACGAAGATTCCAGCAAACTCACTACTCATATACTTAGAAGGGTCATCGAGATTCCGAAGTAAGATACGTCCTCCCCCGTAGATATCTTTGATAAAAAAAGCGAAGCCTTCTTCTTTGCTTTCTTTTAAATCTCCCAGATAACTGGGGAACTCACGGGCCATCTTACTTATCTGTCTGTCTTTAAGGGTAGGATAGTCCTCTGAGAACAACCCGACTGGGATTCCTTTTAACCCATACTTTTGAGAAAGCCACAGTGAGTAGTAAAAGGCTGACCACCTCAGGACGTAACTTTTCCCTCCAGCCATAGCCCCACCATATAACAAATACTTACATTTGGGGTCCAGAAGGGCTTTTAACGCTGAGGTTTGTTTGGGTTGAAAGTTCATCAACTCACGAAGGGAGACTTGTTCCATACACTCATTATACTAAATCGCATTAGGTACTTAAAAAAGAAATGACGTACGGGGGTAGACCGATAGTAGTATACGAGTTGTAGGGAGTTAAAAATACGGGGGGATAGGTACCATACAAATATTTCTTTCGCAAACGAAACACCACTTCATACGTTGCACCCTGGATGGTACATCAGGTTGTGTACGCATAGCTCGCCTGTTACGTTGTGTAGTGTCCTTGCTACCCTTACTGCGTCTTGCTTAGTCTTCATGATGACGTGCTCTTTTACGGGCATTGTAACGGGTGTAGTTACATTACTACTTGTAGTTACATTATCCTTAGTATTTGATGTAGTTACATTGTCTGATGTAGTTACAATGAATGCGGGCTTACCTTTACGGCTAACAGCTACGGGTAGCGTGGCTAGCTCCTCATACATATGTTGCTGAAATTGTCTTATCGTTATTGTTCTCATGTAGTTACATTATAGCATGATGTAGTTACATGAGCCCCTGTAGTGACTTAGGCTGGCTTTGATTCTATGGGGATGGGTGTTGTATCCTCTTGTTTCGTGCCTGAATCGAGTGCGTCGAGAATAAGAGTTTTATCAGATACGATAGTGATATCACGCTCAGTAAGTCGTTTCTTTAGCTTCGCTGTTGTTTCTAAATACTTATGTCGTGTAGCCATGTCAGGTATCACTTTATCAGGCTCAGTATGTGATGAGTGGATTTTCACTGATTCCATGCCTTCAATTAACTTTTTTGTAATTAGCGCATCAGTAAGCCCCGCAATCTCCAAGAATTCTTGATAGTTCATCTTGGTAACATTCTCATATCCTATTCTTGAGGCGTTAGCTTCAGAACACCTATATACTTGACGAGCGGCTTCTGCCGCATTACCTGTTTCTATGTATTTCTTCATCCATAAGCGCATTTTTAGAGTAACTTTTAGGTCTTTTTTGAATAATGAGCGCTGAGTTCTACCGTCTATGCGCATTAAAGGGGCTTTTTTCTCTGGTTTTTGTGCAAGGTCTTGCATACTACTATTTTATCACTTTTTAAATAGCTTGTTAGTACGTGACAAATTGCTTGTTGACAATAATGGTAAACGTCTGCTATAGTCTATTTAGATAAAGAGGTTGCACGTTAACAATTTAATAGTCGTTATATCATCGGTGCAAGGTATTACCGTTATATTGGTGCTTGTAATATATATGTGACAAGCTAAGTAATGACACATCAAACACTACAGCCAATATATAAAATTATAAACAACATTTATAAAGGGGATACCATGAAAACAATATCACAAAAAGCAAAAGACATGAAAGAAGAAAACCAGCTCGATGAAGCTATAAATCAAGCATACATCGATAATGTAGGTGAAGAATACGCTACAGCCGACGATGCCCAAGAAGCATATCAAGGTGAATTTTCAAGCGATGAAGACTTTGCCCGCGATATGGCTGAACAACTTGGAAGTATAAAAGATGATGCACAATGGCCATATACCTGTATAGACTGGGAATTCGCGGCAAAAGAGTTAATGTATGATTATTTTGAAGTTGACGGATATTACTTCCGTAACTTATAAGATACGGCACACCTTGTGCCGACGATATAACGACAAAAGTCTATAGAGCAAGTAGGTGTGTAATGATTATACCTACAGAATAGGAAAAAATGGCACGAATATATGTTATTCAGAACAGTCAAGTTATGACTGAAGAAGAAATGAAAGAAAGAAATTTTTCTACTGATGAATACGGTAGGATTATTGACGATAATGGGAATGAATACAGAAATGAAGAAGGGTTATGTATGTATTTACAAACGGAAAAAGCACAAGAATAAGCAAGCCTACACGCTTGCTTGCTCTATAGACAAACACACTCACAAGGTAGGCGATAAAAGACGCTTACAGAATAGGGGATATATGAAAGTTATATCAGAAGTATACAACGTGTATGAATTTGACGAATTGTCAAAAGAATCACAAGCCAAGGCAATAGAAAACAATCGGGATATTAATGTATATGACGATTGGCATAACCCTGATATCGATTATATGCAATCAGAGCTTGAAGAGATTGGATATACTGATGCAAAAATTGGATATAGTGGTTTCTGGTCTCAGGGAGATGGCGCACACTTTACCGCAACGGTAGATATTGCAAAGTTTCTCAAGTCTCATAAGCTCGTATCCAAGTATCGCAAAGTATATAAAGAGGCTGAAAACTGTACGCTTGTAATAAAACACCGTGGACCATATCAGCACGAGATGTATATGTATACGGAGAGCGAATCATACGGTATGAGCGAAGCGGTACAAAACGAGCTTGCAAAGCTTGAAACGTACGTACTTGAAGAGGCAAGAGACGAAGCAAGAAAAATATATAAGATACTTAGCAAACAGTATGATGCTTTGACAAGTGACGAAGAGGTTATAGAGACAATAAAATCAAACGAATACACGTTTCTTGATAATGGGACAATGAAGAATAGCTAATGCTATAGGCAAGGTATCGCTTGCCTTGTGAGTGTGTAAGATTTTAGAGTTTCACGGATTCTATATAGCCCGTGAAGCTACAATCAGAGCCACGAGCAATCGTGGCTTTTTTTGTGCTCAGAAGGTGCTAGTGCAAGCCTTGCACCGTATAATTAATTACAACGTTTCAGAACATAGGTAAAAAGTTCGGAAATTGGAAAACCAAAAGTCGCAATATCGAAATTCTATATTTGGATAGTCGGATTCATCAAAGGAGGTGATATGTATGGAAGTGACAAAAAAGCAGATAAGTGAAATGGCATCATTAATGGGTAAGATTGGAGGGAATAAGCTAAAGAAAAGCAAGCCCGCCGATTATTATAAAAAAATCGGGAGTTATGGAGCGAAGGTGCGGTGGAGTAAGCGTGACAATTCTGTATAATTTTTATGCCATATTGGGGGTGTCCTGTAAGGTTTTCCCATTGGCTATATCTAGGGTTTTATTGATGATGGTTCTGTTTACCCAGTCTAAGGCACTGTAGGCCACCTTGTAGGCTTTATAGTCCTTGGATTGGGTAGTACAGTACCTTCGTAGTTTCTTAGCCGTTTTGCCGTTCATATAACTCCTTCACTTCAGGGTGTTCTTTTAGGAATGATTCTTTAAAGGCTTCATCTTCTTCTTGTTGCTGTTTATTGCCAAATTGTATCACCTTTTCTGGGGAGGGGCGGTTGACTGGTCCAACGGGGGTGTTTCTTTTCTTCAATTCAATTTGTATTTCTTTTATCAATTCTTTTGGACTCTTCCCAACTCCTGTGTAATATCCCACCAGAAAACACCCTATTGATGTCAAACCCAATGCTAATATATCAAACCCGTTCATATTATCTTCACCGTATGTTCAAACCACGTTCCTTCATAGTTTACAGGGTCGGTATTTTCTTCGTTGGTATCCAAAGTATATTTATAATACTCTCTTTCTGGTATTCCTATAGGGGTGACAAACTCATCTTTTGAATCCAGGGTAATGACGAGGGTGAGGCCAGAAGAGTACACATGTATAACCTTATAGGGTCGGCCTGTGTTTTTGTTTCGTATTAACTTGTTTGGTGTCCACATAGGTAAAACCTCCTCTGTAAATTCAGATATAACGGGTTTCACCTTAACCCGATGTACCATATTATTTTGTACTTTGCCAATTACTTGGCAGTGTGTCCTTCCAGACGTTTTTTGCTTTCTTCACTTCCTTGGGGTCTACATGTTTCGTTCCATAGGTATCAACAAATTCTTTTGATAAGACACCTTCTCGGTAGGGCTGAATCATACTCTTGGCCATAGCGTTTCTCTCGTCTTTAATTCGTTGGGGAACCCATTCGGGATGGGAGGGCTTGAACCACTTCTCGCAGAAGTATCCGTACTTAACGCCGTCTACTGTTTCATACTCTGTGTATTTCCAGTTGTGGGCTTCGTGAACCTTATGACAGAGAACGCATAACTCACGCATATTTAGTTTTGACAAACTTCATTAATCTTCCGTCTTTGCTCATGTGACATTTTCTACATAGCCACTCAAAATCATTTATATCTCTTAAATATTTTTGACTTATATTTGCTAAATCAAAAGGTTTTTTAACATGACATTGTTCACAGTAATCTGTTTTCGGTTTATGTCTTTTTATCCATCTATGTAATCCTGTTAATCCTACGTTATCGCCTTTCCAAAAAGGGTTATTTTCTCCCATTCTGGTTATACTCAAACTCATCCTCTGTTGTTCACTTATTTTTTTCCCTTTATTTCCTAAACCTATTTTAATTCTTGTCTCTTTTGTTACAGGTGGTCTTTCCGTAAGCATCCCCGAACACCATCTATAATGATTTGAAAAAGAAACTACTTTATCTGAGCAAACTTTTGAACATATTGGACATATCATTAAACCATCTTACTACATGATTCTTTCATATTCAACATGCATAGTTCTTTCACGATTTGTATTATAACACGGGCGTGCAAGTATTTCCCGCACATCGTATTCTATCAATCCATTCTTCAATTTAGTATAATCAGAGTATGGAAATGCAACTCTCTTCCGCTGTGTATTCCGAGTTAGTTGATGAGATTAGGGCGATAAATACAGAACATGTATTCCAGAGTAGATGGATACTTGTAGAAGGATATTGGAAGATTGGGAAGTTGATTGTAGACTCTCCTTTGGGGTCGCTGGAAGCCTTGCAAGGTCTTGCAAATGATACCCAGATGAGTGAACGCACCCTTTACTACGCCCGTAAGATGTATTTAACCTATCCAGATATTCAATCGCTTCCAGAGGGTAAGAATATCACGTGGAATAAAATCATAACCAAATACATTACAGAAAAGAAAGTCCAAGAAGAGCATGAACACACACCCATAACTATCTGTAGCATGTGTAAACAAAAACTATGAAAAAACTTACGCTTAAACAGATGGATAAGTTATATAAAAAGGTAAAAGTTTACGATGATAAATACCCAATATATGAAATTCCTTTATGGAAAATGCCGTTTCTGTGGGTTGTTTGGTTATTCTACGGATATACGACAATAGATTATTGTGGATGGAAAATGTATCACGTTAAGATTAGAGGCTGTACATATTTACTCAAGATTGTAGAGCCTAAAAATTGGTATCTTGACAGATAATCCATAGCAGGGTGTACAGTTATATGTGGAAATACTGTCTAAACCGTTTTTTTCTCTGGTCCGCTCTAGACAAGCGCCCAGGCCAGAGGAACAAGCGGTTTTTTTATGCTCACTGAACGTCAAAAATTATCTCTTAAACACCTCAAAGATATTGGTATTACTGAACCAATGGATATTATCCAGTATTGTGTTAGAAACCTATCCAGACCAAATATGAGAAATCATAAAAAACATCCTGAACAACGGGTATCAGGTCGTCGTCATTCTAAAAAACATTATCAGGGAATAATAGATTATTTAGCACAAAAACGGGATAAACAGCCATCGTAATGGCCGTGCGGGAGTATCTGGAGGCGAAAGCACATCCCACCTTGACCAGATACAGGAGTAAAACGAAACGTATGGTGAGATAATTTCAAGTCCAATCGCCGTTTATAAAATACTCTGATTCCTAGGCGAAGACAGTCCTTCTACGAGTAAGTATATATAGTTAAAGGGACTAGGGGATATAAAGGGGATGTCGCACAATATTAAAATATAGCCAGAGTATAATAGTCTTATGAAACTAGTAGACTATTTAGTCTGTAAAGAGAAGTTGAAAAAACTCTATAAACAGGCAAATGGTAAGGGAAAAAAGATTATACTCAAAGAATATTTGAAGTATGAACAGCGTAAATATATCTGATTTTACAGAAGACAGAGATGATGCCTTGAAAGTAGAGTATGAGGTTCTCCGTATCATCCAAAGGAAATACCCCACCGCTAGAAAGATTGTAGGCAACCACAGTGCCTTTGACATAGAAGTCCCCCAAATTACCACCATAGAAGTCAAACACGATATCAAGAGTTCAAAAACCGACAACTTTTTCATTGAACACTCCATGAACGAAAAGGACAGTGGAATTATTGCTTCTACAGCTGAATGGTGGATTATCGTTGATGAGGAGGGGTATTACTTTATAACACGGGAAGCCCTTCTTCATTTGCTTAAAAGCAACTACTGCAACCTTCGGGGATTAAAAGGAACCGATGGAACAACAATGACCTACAGATTAATAAAAAAAGACATTGTTAGAAATTCCCCATATTGTTCATTTTTTAAACGGGGCGTCAGTACGTGAAATACTGCCTATTGACACTACTGTACATTCTGTTACACTAAGAGTATGGAAAACCTAATGACACGACAAACAACAGCACTCAAACTTCAAGTCAACATCCGAACCGTTGACAAGCTCATCAAGAGCGGGAAGTTGAAAGTGTTTAAAATCGGGAATTTGGTTCGGATATCAGAAGATGCCCTCATAGATTATTTGTGGGGGGGAAAGAAGGAACATGAATAAACTTTTAGAAGCAAAGATTGAGTTGGCACTTATTGCCACCGCAACCAACACATTGTTATACGCCCGTGACCAAATCACATGGGAAGAGGTATTACAACGAATCGAGAAGAGTAAAAAGGATGTATATAAATTTGTCGCCCAAATGGAGCCAACACACGAAAGTGAGGTTATATGAGTAAAGATAACGTTTGCAATTGTGAGTATGAGGTGAAAGAAGTTAGAGATATTAGACACATGGATTGCCTTGGAAGAATAAACGATTCCAAAGTGCAAGACTTGCAGTGTAAAAAGTGCGGAAGTAAAACAGTAAAATTTATATTTGAGGAGGAACATGTTTGAACCAAATGATGTCGATATGGTATTAGACCAAGCCCAACCTGTACCGAGTGAGTTGTTGTCACCAGGAGCAGAAGCACCCGCTTCAGCAACCTTACACGTATGGGATAAAGATAACTACGGATGTATGTTTACCATAAGGGATACAAACGCAACCAATCTTTATGTCCGTGTACAAGCCATAGTAGCCAAGTTTAAAAGAGACGGGTGGAAGCCCGACTGGAAGACTGAAGGGTCAACTACACCACCCCAGGGTCAAAAAGCCGTTGTAAGTCAACCTACGACCTCAAAAGGCAGCTGGGGTAAGTGTTCCCACTGTGGAGCAGATAATAAATGGTCGGCTGTAAAAAACAAACCGTATTGTGGAGACCTTTGTTGGAAAAAGTAATATGAAATATAGAGACTTTATAGATTTTCTACAATTCAAGCATCAGGCGGAGAATCCGACCATTCTGGATGATGACCTTCCGAATGCGTATGAGGAATGGCTTGACGGGTTATCACCCGATGAGTGGATTGAGTATGGAGAAGAATATTCACAACTGGTTTTACACGAAACCTATGGCACTATCAACTAACGATATCAGATATCAAGCGCACTGTTTTAAATGCAAAGCGCATATGGGAGATTGGGCACTAAAACTCCCAGAAAATTTGAGATTATGTTGGAACTGTCGGGAGCATACGGTAGAAGATATTAAGAAGATGTATGGTAAAGGAGGTGAAACATGAAAAAAACAAACTTTAAATGGGTAATGATTTGGATAGTAGGAATATTAGCTACGTTGTCAGCAATATATGGAGGAACTGGTCTTCAATTAATTCCTCTATTTGGATTTGTAGCACTGGGATATTTTGATGTGAAATTAGACCGTCATTTATCAGTCGCAATCATGGTATTGTCTATTATTATGACGATAATAAATATGTCAGGAATACCTTCATGGATTGATGTTATTGTGTGGTTATTGATTTTGTTTGCTTGGATATAATGTGTGGGGCGAAGGAAAAGGTTCGGGCAATTGGGCCTTCGCTCCAGATAAAAGAGGATGGTAAGTAACTAAGCCCTATGAGCTGTCCTCTCTTACCTGGATTCTTGATAGGCGGGTATGGAGATGTTCACAATCGGCAGGCTGTGAGGCAGACTATACCCGACTATGAGGAATCATATGGAAAAAATAAGAATATATCGCTTTAAAGACAACGTAGTAAGTGCACGTGTACAACTTATTAAACGGGGGAAGAATGGACGCTTCCAAAGATATATGACTCAAGACCAGAGATTATCGTGTTTAGTAGGTATTTTATTTATAGAAGTGTTGGTGTTCTTGTGGATTATATGAAAAAGAAAATAATAATTAAAAAAGTTATTTGTCCTTTCTGTAAGAAATTAAAAATAGCAGGAAGTATTTGTCATTGTGAGGTAAAAGACACAATGGGATTACAGGAGTATTAATATGAAAACTATACTTTACGCCCTTTTAGATTTACTCATTCTCTATTGGGCTGCTCTTATAGGAGGGACGGGGATATGAAATTCAAAGTTGGAGATACAGTAAGGCATATACGAACGAAAAGAATTTATACAATAGAACGTGCAGGTACGATACTAAACGAGAATATTTATTGGATGAAAGAATGCGCAGCTTGGATTGAGGAAATAAAACTCAAAAAATACACCCCATCACGTACAGGGAAGTATCGGAATAAAAAGGGTCAGTTTATATCAACTGGACAAAAAGTACATGAAGTCTCAATGGATTTTATTAACAAAAGACTAAAAGAACAGGCAAATGAATATGGATTTAAACCAGACTATAAACTTTATAAAAAGATAGAGAAACTCCCACGAATAGAATACGTTAAATGGGGATATGCACTTACGGATAAAATCAACGAAATAATTGACCGATTAAATTCACTATGATTATTCAAAAACCAGTTAAGAAGAAAAAGCTAAAGTTAAATAGAAGAAGACTGATTTTACAGTTGGATAAGTTAGTAAAGGATTTTGTAAAACGCAGAGATGAGCATATCTGTCAGTATTGCGGGATATATTGTGAAGGTAGTAATTGTCATGCTTCACACGTCATTCCAGTCAGTCATGGACAGCATCTACGGTTTGAGCCATTGAATATGAAAGTGCTCTGTTATCACCATCATTTGAACTGGTGGCACAAGAATCCTACAGAAGCAGGGAAATGGTTTGAAAAGAAATTTCCTGACAGGATGAAATGGTTAAATAAAGAGAAGATGATAATCAAGAAGTTAACCGATGATGAATTAGTAGAACAGATTGCATTATATAAAACACTATAAACAAATAACCCCTATTAGGGTGGAGGAATATGGATGAAAAAGTAGCATTTGGAATGATAGGCTTTATGTTAGGAATGATTGTCATGAACTATATCATGAATAAAATATTGGAAGATAGATATAGATAACATCCAAACCACACCCGATAGAAATATGAAAAAGATACACGTTCATGACATACAGAAGGATAAAAATGGGAAACGAGTTATGGATGATAGCGGATGGTATTTATGTGAATGTGGCGCTAAGGCATTTCCGAATACAGGATGGATTGAGCCTACTCCACCTACTATGAAACTAGACTCACAACGAATCGCTGAGTTTAGGGAGAAGTTTGGTATTGATGATTTGTGTTGTGGTGGAGATTCATGTGATAGACAAAATCATAGAGAAATTTTGAATGAACTTGAATCTTGGCTCATCACCACCTTAGCTGAGGCGAGAAAAGAAACGATTGAGAGAGTTGAGAAGGAAGTGAAATCAATAAAAGAGTTGCCATATTATGCACAACCAGCACAAAATAGAAATGGAAATGATTATTGCGCTACATGTGAACAAGCATGGGAAGAATGTTCTTGCTCTGCAAGAAATACAGGACATAAAAAAGCATTAGAAACTGTACGCCTAGCTCTTGACCAGATGAAGGAGGAAAAATAGTATGGCAATGTATACAGAAGGAGTATTTCCAACACGCTATCCATTGCTTGATTTTCACATGCGTATATGGAAATTGACTATAGAAACGAATTTGATGTCTGAATCTATGGAGTCTATGACGTATCAATATATCTCATTATTTATCCTTTGGAAGGGAAATGTATTGTATAAGTTTAGATTGTATGATTCGTATAAACGAGCAGTAGAAAGAAAAAATAACCCTGTAATTTCCTGAACTATGTTTAACCGACCAAGCGTGAGATTTATACTGGGATATATCTGTGGATCATGGCTCACCTATTGTGCTTTGTATGGGTATTTGGGAATTAAAATCCCGTAAGGCCGTTACCATTGACGCCCTCATCAAGTTTATGGAGCCATTTATCAACACCCGATAAGACTGCAATGAGCAAGGCTATTCCCCATGCTTGGTAATTAAATTTATTCTGTCCAAGGTCAATGACGATGAGCGGAATCACCGCCATCAGTGCTGTCCGTCCGATTTCCTTCAACCCCTCTATCAGTGCTTTTGACATATCCCTCCTTGAGATAAATAAATATACCCTTTCCAATATTTTCCTACTTCGCCTTCCCACGTTGCAAGTTCTTTCGCTTGTTCGAACGTGACGCCAAATAGTTCAAAAAATAATTGCTTACCTTCCTCCGTAATGCTTGTAGGTAAAATTCTTTCATTTATATTCTGTCTATAAAAGCTACCAATCTTGCCTTCCATCCCAACCGAACGGGGGCTTTTATCATAGCCTCCAAATCAATGAGTTTTGTATTCAAGGTGTCTATAGTTGCCTTCTCGGTAGTAAACTCCTTCTGTAGGTCATTGTACGAGGTCTGGAGGGCATCATGGGAGTCTGTCACTATCTGGAGTTGTCCTCTTACTGCTGTCAATTCATCTTGTGTCTTTTTTAATTGTTCATCTTTTAGGACGAATGACTTTTCCAGCGCAAGTAACTGTTTAATCTTCTCTACAGCTACTGTTCGATTAAATACTCCCGTAAAGCCTAATTCTTCATAAAGAGCCATTCTATCGTTGTGGTTTCCATCACGGTCTATACGACACTCATCTAATTGCTTCTGTTGGTCAAGGTTTGGAGTTCCAGTTCCTATATATGGGGTTTGGTCTATAAATCCTGCAAATCCATTAGCTCTATCCCGTGGGAAACGGTAGTATCCCCAGTGAAGATGTGGGCCTGTTGAGTTGCCTGAGTTATCTGAATATCCTATTAAATCTCCCTCTTTTACTCCATCACCTACTCCCACTCTTGCCTCCCGTAGATGAGCTAAAACTGAACCTTCTACAGAGTTCTCAATTTTAACGTAAATACCATATCCTGCGGGGTCTAGTGTTGATTCAATTACTTTTCCATCGTGGGGTGCAAGTATCTTAGTTCCTGAGGGGGTAGCGAAGTCTAAACCATTATGTCCTTTCATTCCAAACTGCTTATAAGAGGCTTGACAGCAAGGGTCGTTGAATCCCTGTGTCTGTATGTACTCACCATCAAATGGCTTTCTCATATATACTTTCCATTCCAACGACTTACAAAATCGTTTACTGTCATATATTTATTATACTACTTCGGATATTGGTTCTTTAGAATCGCTACTTCTGTTTCAACTTTACCTAATCGTGCTTCGTATTGGACTCTCCACGTTTTCATCTCAGTGAGGATTTCATTTTCTATTTTTGTACTCATATCGAGTTTTGTTTCAACAATACTTAACCTATTTAAATACACAACAAAAGACCCTACTGTTATTAACAAAACAAATAACGAGCCTAAAAACGCATAGGTATTATCAAATCTCCACGTTGGCATTGATTCTTGTTGTTCTTTTGTCATAGATAAGCAAAAAATCCTCCAGAAGAAGGAGCATAAATACCTAATTCTGGTATCTCTAATACTACTCCTGCGTTAATAGCTGTTACATCTATTTTATAATACGTGTATCCAGTGATATTTGTGAAAGTGAATGTTTTTGTTTCCGATGCGGAAAATGTTATTCCTGTACGAGTATCAAGTGTTGTCCACGTTGAATCGTTATTAGACCCTTGAAAGGTAAAGTCTTTTGGAAGGCGGTCTAACTCACCAGCTTTAGCGGTTATTCTATATTCATTTGAAGCCCAAGCATTTCCACTACCAAAATAATATTTCAACCAGCCTGTTGTTCCAGAAGTTACTTTCCATGTTCCTACTCCAGAAACTTTATCAAATGCTAGCCATGCTTCAGTTCCAACGTCTTCACTAGAAGCACTTGCTACGTTTGGCGAAGGAGCCGTGTTAGATGTCATGTCAGCTGTACGGTCAATTCCACTCATGTTAGGCACTCCCAACAATCCGCCACTTTGACGTGACAGTATTCCATACAAATATCGTATCCAGTCTTACACTTAAAACAGTAGTAGTAGGAAGTGCTACAGCTCCAGAGGCTTCAAAAGAAGTTCCCCATGTTATTGCCCGTGCCGTTCCATCGTCGGTGAAATCAATTCTCAGAACATCACCCTGTACAGGTGTTCCAGAGAGGTTGGTCGTCATTGAGGTTATTGCGGTGCTAAGTCCTGTGAAATGAGCAGCATCATAATTATCTGTGTTAAGAGTTGGGGTAGCGCCTGGGGCGTTTGTTGATAACACTCTTCTGGTTATACGTTTATTTGTTAATGTATCTGTCGTTGCTCTTCCGACATATGTATCAGTAGCTTGAAAGGTTATTGTTGTTGAGTCAGTACCAGCTAAAGTTAATGTATTACTTACTGAAAGTGTTTTGTTATTCGTTAAGGTAAGAGTGGCTGCTGTAGCAGGCTGAGTTATTGTGACTTTGTTTATTGAGGTTGCTGTTGCGACGCCTAAAGATGGAGTCGTAAATGAAGGAGAAACCAGTGGCGCTTTTGCATCTAATTGTGTTTGAATAGCTGAAGTCACTCCATCCACATACCCCAATTCAGTGGCCGTCAGAGTTCCTGGGATTCCATCTAGGACGTTTAATTCAGCTGCGCTGGATGTTACATCAGTCGCTCCCTGAGCCAGTGTGTGTTTGTGTCCTGGATTACTAGAAGAGGCGTTGGTTAGTTTATAATCTAAAGACGTTGCTACGGCACTTGAATCAACTCCTACTTTTGTTTCTAGGGCGACAATAGAGGTGTTGGCTCCATTCATCATTCCGCTTATTGAAGGAGAGTTAGCTGGAGAACCTGCTGTTGGGGTTGAGAATGAATCTATTGTTGTCGGATATGCCATATTAACTCCAAACTGTACTATTTATACTCTGTGCCGTCCAGGTGGGTGATACGGTGAATTGGTTTGGGAAAAGCCCATCCCAATAATAGTTCGCATCACTTGTCGTATATCCAACTCCATCCCAAGTGCCAGAATCCCATGTTTTCGTCGTTTGCTGATTCTGGTAATCAGTTGAATTGGTTGCTACTGGACTCCAATTGGTCACATTCCTCCCATCGGTCCTTGTGGAACTTGTGGCTCCATACCTTTCGGCGGTTCACCCATCTCCACTCTTTTTTGTGCATCCAATCGCTCAAGTTGTTTTATAAGGGCTTCTACGATAATCATAGACTGGTCTTTTGGTAACTGTTGGCCTTGTGGTGCCTGTGGAGGCATCGGCTGTGGAGGTTGTCCTGCGCCTTGTTGTAATTGAGCCATAATTTGTGGGTCCATATTTCTCCTTACTAAAAAGCCTCCCTATGGAGGCGTAAATTCGTCTATACCTTATTATAACATCTCATTTGCAACGGAAGAGTATACTATATGTATGGGATGTTTATTGGAGATTTTACTCTTTGTAGCTGTATATTCCCTTTTCGGCTGGTGGGGAGTAATTATTCTTCTTATACTTGGCTCACTATTATAGTATTAAACGTATAAATTTTTTGTACCCTTTACATAGGTAGTAGGTTTTCTTCCAGGCTTAGCAGGTACTTCTGGAGGTTTATAGCCTTTTGGAAGTTTTTCCTTAGGAACAAATTCACCATTTAAATTATAAAGTGTATTTGATTTTGCTGGTATTCCAGGGCCTAAATCTGGTTGAGAAGGTAGATATCTCATTTGAGCCGAGGGAGCTACTGGGACTGGTTCTGGAGCTATGGGAAGTCCTTTACTTCCCTGTAAAATTTGATTTAACACTGGGTCTGTTCCCTGAGCCATTCTAGCTACACCAGTTCTAATAGGCGAAGTTACTTCTCCTATTAAGCCTAATATCTTATTCAGATATCCACCCTGGCTTAATGCGTTCATATTTGCTGCTTTAGAATATTCTGGATATCCAGCTATTGCATAGTGTTGTATTTCAAGTGCTTTTCTAAACTTACCCTCTGGAGTTGTGTCGGATTTAGCAAGAATATCTTTTATAGCCTGAGACGCATCCCATTTTAAAGCATTAAATTCATTTGCTGGTGTATTTGTTGGTTTACCTGCATTAAACCACTGCTCTAATCCTTGATTTAAGAATTTACGTGTTTCATTCAATTTTTGTTGATTTGTAGCCCATGTCTGACCCTGTGCTGCCATCTCAGGAGGGGCGTTTCCAGTAGACATTTTGCTTTCCAATAGATTTCTTAATTTGACTTCCTGTGGACTTGCTTCCATTCCCTGAAGAATTGAATTTTGTTTTACAGGTTCCATAACTGCATCAAGCAATTGGCTTCCAGGTTGTACTCCTAATTTTTTACTAGATTCATTTACAACATAATCAACATATTCTCCTGTTTTTGGAAGAACATTCTGTTTTAAATCATATGCAATACTTCTCGGAGTCATTTTTCCTGGAGTAGCCTGTAAAGTAATCTTTCCAGCTTTTTCACTATTAATAATATCTTCTGGATAGATATTTGCTACTGAACGGGATAATGTGCCCTGAATAAATCCTGGTTTTTCTGGAAGAGTGCTAGCTGGAGGAACTTCTCCTGGAACCATTCCTGGTTTTTCTGATAATCCACGTTTTGTTAGTCCTGGTAAAAATGGAGAAGCTAAAACTCCCACATCAAGTGCTGTGGTGACTGGCTTATTATACGCTCTCTCTTCTATACGACCAACAATATCTCCGCCTTTTAATGGTTCACCTAATACTTGGTTAGCTGTCTGAGCATATTGAACTGGTGGCTGTGAACCAATAGCTTGTCCCATTGCTATTTTTGCCCGTTCTATTACCTGTTGTTTTACTGGTAGTTTTTCTAATTGTTTCTCTTGTTCAATCATTTGCGCTGGAATACCAAGGACTTTATTAATATTTTCTTTTATATCTGGAATTACTTTACTCTCAATATATCCAGGTTTAGGTCCCTGTCCAGAAAATGTATCTGCTGTAATAGGTTTTCCTTCAAATCCTGATATAAGTAAGTCTAACTTCTCCTTAGCTTTTTTCTCATCATCTGCCATTCGTGATGTTTGTAATGGTTTTATTCCTCCACCCATAAATTGAGGAACTAAATATTGATTTGCCAAACTATATACAGATGGTCCAACTTCTTCAGTTCTGGGAATATATGATTGAAGAAGAGCTTGTTCGTTTGCTGACAAAACAGCTCCGAGATTTTCAGCTTCTTTTTGTTTTAATGTTAATTTACCTACCAATCCATTTATAGCAGTTTCTCTGGTACTTTTATCTCCAAACTGAATTTTTCCACTTATAATATCACGAAGATTTTTAGCCATTTCAAGAGTGTCAGATTTTAATTTAATCCCTTCTTGCGTTTTTAACTCCGTGGCTGTTTTTGGCTTCTCTATTCCAAAATCTTTTTGATATTGTAATTCTCTATCGTAGTCATCGGTGATAGATTTAATAGCTGCTGTATCTCTTACTGCCTTTGCTTTATTTAAAGCAGCAGCGTGTTCTTCTAATGAATGTCCTGTTATATATTTTTGTTTAGGAACTGAAGTAACATCACTAGGCGTAGAAGTAACTCCTGTATTACCCATCTTTCCAGATGAAAAGTTTTGAAATTCACTTAGGAGTTGTCCCATATCAATATCCTCTTGAACCAATAAGACCTTTACTTATAAGGAATTGTTCTCCACCTGGTTGACTCATAATATAATCTAAATCTGATTGGTTAGAGCTTCCTCTATAATATCCGCCATTATTTTGTGTTCCATAATAATTTCCACTACCCCCGCCACCAGTTCCACTTGTGCCACCTGGAGCAGTTATCCATTTGCCCGTATTTGGGTCATAAAGACTATCACCCTTACCTACTTTCAATATATTTTCAGCAGATGGTTCTTTTATCATTGCCAATGATTTTGCATTTTCAAAACTTCTTTTTTGCATTTCTAATTCTTGTGCTCTATTCTTCTCTGCTTCACTCAGTTGAATACCAGCTTGCATCTTCGTCACCAGAGCGTTGTATTCTCTCTCAGCGTCTTGAGTGAATAATGAGGTCTCACGTGCCATTCTATCGGTTAAGAACTGCCTCTCCATATCATATGGTTGGAGTTCCTTCTGTTGCTGTGCTTGTTCCAGACCCATCTGAGTCCCAATTTGATTCTGGGCGGTTTGGAGTTGTCCGACGGCTTTCTGTTGTAGAGGAGCGAGTTGGGCTTGTTTCGTTCCGACTATTCTACCTAATTGATTTGCATTGACATCAAATCCCCGTGTAGCACTTCCATAGGTCTGAGGAATGGCTTCTAGGGTCGATGTAAGGGTCTGTGCTTGGTTTTGGAGGGCGGGAAGGTTCAACTCATCACCCAACCGTGAGTACATCGCTCTCATCTTTTCCTGGTCATTTATAGCGTTCCCATAATTCTGAAGAAATTGACCTGTCTGAGCCCCCTGATTTGCCATCATATTTCCACTGGCTTGTCTTTGACTTCCGACAACTGAACCGAAATCGGGAAGGTTAAATCCACTCTGTGTAGAAGCTCCTAATTGGTTACTTGTCGGCATATCCCACCAGTTTTTAGAAGCGGTTGTTGGTGGTTTGTAAGCGTCTATTGGATTAAATGCAGTTGCCATAGTTCTCCTATAAAAAGGCCACTCGGTTGGAGTGGCTAAAATGCCTTATACTTAATTATATCACTAAGTTAATGTTGTTGATTTATACGCACTTCCATTCCAAATCCATAGCTTATTCGTATCAGAGGCGAAATATGCACTACAGGAACTTCCAAAGGATTCTCCACTAGGAAGGTCTGCTTCTAACCCAGTCAAAATATATCTATTTGCCTCTCCCATGTGGCGGGTTTTCACTACCGATGGGGTGATGTCAGTTTGAAGGATTCTCTTCTCCAGAAGAAAAGTAACCTGTTTTTCAAGTTTCGCAACCTTACTCTCCAAATCATCCGTCATGATACCCTCTTTTCACTCTCCAGTTGTTCGTTCTCCGTTGAAACTGCAAGTAAGGTAGGTGAGGTTGTGGTAGAGGTGGATAAATCTACGGCCACTTCATACTCCCGATACCTAATCCCGTTGGAAACCAGTGGTGCTCTCAAAGTGATATCTCCTGCGGTAGAATCGGTTATCGCTGTCGTCCAGTTAGCGTTTCGGTCCAATCTATATTGAAGAGAGACACTCTCTCCAGAATTTAGAGCTTTAAATTGTGCTCCAATGGTCACTGTTTCTTTTTGATGATACATCGCTCCATCATCTTCTATTAAGAATTCAATTCTCCCCGTTGGGTAGGGAGCGTTGGTTATATCGACATAATCCACTCCATATGAGGTGTTATCTTTATAAGAAATGAGTAGTTTAGCATTTACTGTGGCTATACATCCGATGGTTATAGTGTTTCCAATATAGTTTCCTGTTGAGATAACGTAATCAAATGAGAGTGAGTCTGGGTATTTATCATTCACTGACCCCCAAGTATAAACCCCTCGTTGGACCGTAGCGTCATCTGCATTACCCGCTACCCCTATCCGAAGAAGCGTTCTCCACATATTCATCGCTCCAGGGAAGACTTCTATTGTTGTGTCATTTTCCGTGTTTATTAAATTCTTAATCTTACGGGCTTGTGCTGCGCCTTCATAAACCATGAGTTTTGCTCTATATCCAGCGATGAAATAGAGTTTTCCTCTTGTTCCTTTCATCGCATTAACCGCTCCCTCTGGAACATCTACGAAGAAATTATAAGTAAGTGCTGTTCCATCCCAGAAGTAGAGTCGTCCCATATCGTATTCTTTAATCGTTGACCCCTTCCAGATTCCTATAGACAAATATTCATTCCAAAATCCGAAACATCTTGTTTTCAGTCCCGCTGGCATGGTAATTGCGTTTGGTTCGTATAGAGTGGCTTCGTACGTTGCCAGATACCTTTCATTTCCGAATACTAAGAACTGTAACATGGTCGTTATCGGATGAAAGGAAGTGTCGGTTACCAGGAACTGAAAATACGTCCTAAAAGACACTGTGGCGAGGTCAGAGGCCGTCGTTGTGGTAACGGTTCCATCTGCGACTGTTGAAGTTAGATGGAAGTGATAGTTTTGATTTAAAAGTGGTCTCCATGGGGTTGAAAAGACAAACTCCATATACCCTACAGCCATGTTTGCGTTGGTTATGGTTTTTGATGTTATTGTGTTATCAAAAGAGTCATGAACCGTGAGCGTCCAATCACCAGTTCCAATTGCTGCGACTAATACAGCAATAGATTTCTGTGGGTCTTTTGTCGGAGCGAAGACTTTCTTGGTCGTAGCACTCTCTACGATAGTAGTGCCAAGGGTATATGTATTTCCAGCTGTTGTTGCTGAAAGGTCAATATCGAGTCTTGTTGTCGCTCCGTTAAATGGTGTATCAGTGACATAGGTTGGTGAGCCACTTAATGTAAGGTCATTTGCATTTGACGTTGAATCAGTTGCTGCGTTATTAAATTGATAATAGGCTTTTAGATAAGCTGTAGTTGAGAGAATCTGGTCTCCCATGCCTAAGAGGATTTCATTCTGTGAACGGGCCTTACTAAAGAGTCTCACTTCATCTATATAGCCGTTATAAAAGTTCTCCGCAGCGCTAGCGGCTCCAAATGAACACCCTACAGCAAATGCAGCAGTGTTAGCGCTTATAGAGGTAAAGGCTGCAGTTGACGTTCCTAGAGATACGGCATTTTTATAGAATGTGGCTGTTGAGGTCGTAGATACCCATGAAACTACTACCTGTTGCCATGTATTTAATACAGGAGTGAATACTCTTGAATAGGTTTCTGAATTTGTTCCATTAGATGAAAGTTGAAGTCTTAACACATACCCATCGGAAACTCCTAGATTCTGGTCAACAAGTGCATCTATCGTTGGAGAGGTTGTCCCTGTGTATGATGAGTAGTAGTCTAAATGAACTCTACCAGCTCCACCCGCTCCTCCACGACCTGTTAAATAGACATAATTTCCCGCACCACCAGCTCCTCCATTTGCGGTAATAATTCCACTTCCAAGGGTTGCTGTTTGTGACTTTAATAGGATAGACCCACCCGCTCCCCCACCGCCTCCACCACGGACCATAAGCCCGCTTCCAGCTCCACCATTTGCTGTTATTGAGCCTGATACTGTTAGGGTTGCTGCTGATATGAAGATTATTCCACCACCAGCTCCACCAGCTCCACCATTTCCTTGCCATGACCCTCCACCACCACCACCAAAGGTCATTGAAGTTAAATCAGTGGCTCCAGAAGCACTTCCACCGTATCCAGGGCTTTGTAAAACAACATCACCAGTATCACTTCTAAATTCACCATCAGAGCCAGCAGTTCCATTTCCTCCACCACCTGCTCCTGAATTACCAGCACCTCCACCACCACCATTGCCATTAGCATTGATTGTTTGAGTTCCTGCTGGACCATCAGTTCCTTCTCCTTGGACACCTGGATTATTTGGGAATCCATAGTCTCCACCTTCAAATCCTATTCCAGTTCCACCCACGGCTCCTGATGCTGCATTTCCATTTGCATTGATTGACCCTGTGACTGTGACCGTTCCACTGGCTAGGAAGACTAAAATTCCTCCAACTGTTCCATTCCATGCTTTCGCTGTGTAGGTCTTTCCACTATTAATAGTGACATTGGTGTATTGTTTTAATACCCGTACTTGAGCTCCTGTAATATAGGTAGCATTAAGAGGGGAGTCTAGTGTTATTGTTCCTGCGGTGTAACTGATTATTTTATTCCTCTGCCATGTCCCAGCTCCCGTCCCTCTGCTTTGATGAATTAAGATAATTTGATTCGCTGCGAAAGAAGCATTGGTCGCTGATAGAGTTAATGCTCCTGACGTTCCAGTACAAGCTGAGTCAATAGGAGCCTCTGTAGTGTCTGCGGAAATAGTAAGCGCTCCATCTGACCCATCACCAAAATAATTACTTGTCGTTGTGATATCAAATTTATATCCCCGCTTATTTCCATTAGTATCCCATTTAGACGCTATAACCATTGAATTACCCGTTGTAGGGAGACTTAGAGGATTAATATATGCTTCTATTGTAAGGTCTCCAGCGACCTGTAAAGATGAGGTGGATGTTTTTGACCCATATTGAGACGATGCTGCAAGGAGTTGCAGAGCGTTGGTATTGGTTCTTGCTCCACCCTGACTTCCGAAGAAATCATCTACAAAATTAGGAGTTCCATTTAAAGGACCGTATCTTCCAACTAATGAATCTGAGGTGTAGTAGAGGAAATCATCTTCAGCAAAATACTCCATTCCATTTCCATGACTATTTGGGACGGTATGAATGAGTGAATATACTCCTGCTGATGTTCTCTTATAAATATTCCCTACATCATCATAGAGGTAGGAATCTCCATTCCCATTCGGGGGAGTGACTATCCACTTGACGAGTCCAGTGACAACAGTACCAGATTCCTTAACAGTTCTAGGTAGAAGAGTGATAGAACGTGTATCGGTACGGTGGTCAATGGACCTACCAAGTTGATAAGCAGCAGGACCTCCTGTTTTAGCAAAATCAGCGATACCTTCAAAAAAGGCTGTATTTTCTTGTACTTTTTTCATAGGTTACGGATTGACCTGCATACCGAAGTTTTGGTCAAGGAATGGATATATCTTCTTATTCCTATCAATAATCCTCTCATTATTCCTATCGGTATATTGATTACAAAGTCCTATGAGTCCACCAGTAATAGTTGATTCACCCATCTTTCGGGAGCTATTCTGACCATCACCAGTCCAGAATTTGTTATTAAACCATGTAGAGGTCGCTATATCATGTCTCGGGCCTGAGTAGAAATCAGCCGTCACTCCATCTACTAAAAGTATATGTCCTTCATCTGGGATTTCAGGCATCTCTCCGACTAAATAAGAAAGTGTTCCTGCTGATGTTCCTTCAAATCCATTTTCCAGAGTAAGTTCTGTTGCCGAAGGGACGGCGGTTATTCTATAGAAATATCCCTCACCTTTAGAATCACTCGTTACTGAAAAGAACCTTCCAGCCATCGCCGCAGTAAAGGTTGTTCCCAATCCTGTGACTGTGGTACTTCCACTGGTTACAGTTACTGAACCCGTTGTGTAGTCTTCTACTGAAAGCGCTCTATCTCGGTAATGGTAGTTAAATGTCATCGTATAAGCATCTTGAGGAATAGGGTAGAGTCCAAAGTCATCCCTTCTAGGGAAGATAAATTGTGGAATTGAGGTTGGTTGGACTTGGATAGCATTTAACCAGTCCCACATCCATTGGGCGTTTACGACGGTAGTTGGGTAATTTACTGTTCCTATGCGAACAACCACACTCTCCACATTCCTCACACCTTGTGGGTAGTGGTAGTACTGTTGGGCTGCTACAGTCGTTGTGGTGACTGTTTTTTGGGTCATGTAGTCCTTCATACGAGCCAGAATCATTGAATATCTCTGGGCTAGATTAGCATTAAAATCAGCCAATATCGCTGAGTTTGTTGAAGCATCTGCTCCTATGTTTCTAAGGAAGGATTGTTTGATTTGACTGTAGGTCATCATATAAAAAAAGCCCCTCTGGGCTAAAATGCTTGTATATAGTCTAATTATATCATCTAAATTGCTTTGTTCACGAAAAGCACATCGTCGTTATTTGCACAGTCAGCAAATCGTCTCCATGCTTTTCCATCTTCAGGCCATGTTATTTCACTCATAACCATTAAAGCCTCCCGAAAGTTGGGATTTCGCATAATAGCTTCCATACATGACCGCCTAGCCATCTCACCCTTACCTAACCTCCAGTAGCATTTAGATAAGATAAGCCACATTTCACATATTTCAGGTCTCCATGTAGGATTCTTAGAAAAATATAGTAGACAAAATTGAACTCCTTTTTCATATTCACCATAATATCCATATTCACGGGCCAGATAGAAGGTATTTCTCATATCTCCATCCTTGAGTTCAGAATATTCCATTCTATCTACATATTTTCCTCTATCTAATTTAGCTTTTTGATAATGATTGACTATCATCGTTGGACACATTTTAATAGTTGCTCCATCTGATACTAATACTGCGTGAACTTGTGAAGTCCAGTGGAATTTACTCTTTTTAAATAGTTTATTCTGAGGGAGGACCATCGTAGGATTTCCATTCCCATCTCGTTCGTGAATAAAGGTATATCCTATTGCATCACACTCTTTCATGAGTTTTTTAATCTCTTTTAAATCCCACGTGACGATTTCATCTGCATCAACTTGAAATATCCAATCATTTTTAGCCTCTTTAAGTATTCCATTTAATTCAGTTATCCATCGGTCTATTTTATCTCCTGCTTTGAACTTCGGTAAAAAAGAGAATCTATTTTTAAACTCATCTACATCTTCTTGTGTAGCTACTACATGAGGAAGGGGATGGGTGAATACTCTGGCTCCATATTTTTTACAGATTTCTACAGTCTTATCAGTTGAACAATGGTCAAAGATAACAATATCATCTATTCCTTTTAGGGATTTGAAGAGTGCTGGAAGTTTATCCTCCTCGTTAAATACGTTTATACAGCAACTTATGGGGACTGCCATACCTCATTATACCAAAACTATGCAACGTTCCCTTGTTGGTCTTGGGTATTACTTCCAATAGCCGTAAACGCTATATATGACCCTGCAATCATTGTAGCTCCTGTTGGATTAGCACTAAAATTAATTTGAGGAGTTACCGTTCCACCTGCGTTCATTCTGATTATTCCATTAAAATCAACAAAATAACCAGCACTTGAACTTGCTAATATAACTGTTGAAGATACTTGGTCTACATACGCTGAACTTTGCGCTGTACCAGTTGTATTTTTAACAACTATTTCACCTAGAGCATGATAGTTTATTTTCGTCACTGATGCTCCACCTGCTAATGCAAAAGCAAGTGATAGAGAAGCTGCTGTAGTTCCGGTTCTTGTTATTTGGTATTGCCCTTCAAATAAATAGGTTGTAGAGGCTGCTAAAGTCCACACATCTCCTGCTGCTGGAAAAGCTGATTGTACTCCAGTTGCAGTAGAAAGAGCGAAATTACCCGAAGTAACGATTGAATATTGAGTCGATAAAGCTACTCCTCTAGCCGAAGCTACTGGAGTTGAATAAAAGACTTTCCCATCATATTCCAACGCTCCTGCTGTAGCGGTAGTTAAATTCGTTCCCGAAGTCATTACAACTGGAGCGATAGCTGTCGTTCCTGAAGATAAAGTTAAAGTCTTATTAGACAAGGCCTCGGAGAGTGCAAGTGTTGCAAGCGTTGACGTAGAAGAAGGGAAGGTCACTGTTGCACTTCCTCCTGGTGTTACGTCTATGTTTAGTGCT